CTATTAAAAGAAGGACCGTTTCCTATTACTTCTAATTGAAATGCGTCTGGCGAAGACACACTACCTGCTTTAATAGTAGCAGCTGCTTTAGATAATCCATCTTCTCCAACTCTTACTATGGTAGCAGGACCACCTTGTCTCAAATACTCTTTAGCAGTATGAGATGTTAAATATTGATATTTGTCACTACCACTTTCTATTACCTCACCGAATATCTGAACGAACTCGGAATAAGAACTAACCATTGTTGGTCTGAGGATAGGACCTTTTACTGTTGGACCTACAATAGCAGCCCCTATAGGACCAGCTGTTGCGGGTAAAAATGATTGGTCTATTTCATTTGTAAATACACCTGGTGATACGATTTTCTCAGCCATTTGCTGTCTCCAAAAATTAGGTAAGATTTAATACAATTATTCATATATAAATATTACCTAATTTTGGAAAGATAGAGAAAGTTATTTTTATTTTTCTTCTTCGGAAGGTTGAACCTCTACAGACGGAGTAAATACTCCTGTTTGTGGATCTAATGAACCAGGTCCATACTTGTCGGTAATTGACTGAAGAGTTTCTTGTTCTTCTTTTTTAAGAGCTTCTAACTCTTCGTGAAGTTTAAACTCCTCTTCTTCGACTGCTTCAGATTGTTTTTCTAAGTTAATCTTAGTAATTGCTAACTGACCAAATCTATTGGTAATTTCGTTTGACTTTTGAGAAATTTCTTGAATTGATTTTAGTTCATCGTCTGTGAATTTAACTTCTGACATATTAATAACCTCTAATTAGTTTGTTATAACAATTATATACATATATAATTATAAAAGTTTTTCGGAAAACGACACTTTTTTTGGATTGTATGCTCTACCTAATTCAGCAGTTTTACCAAATATATTATCAGTAAACTCAGGTATCATATACCCTTTAATAGTCATAGTGAATTCATTTCTTATCATTCTCTCACCTTGTGATTCCATTTCTATCTCATTTGATATATCACCATCAAGTGATGAAAGAAAGCGATAGCTGGTTTGGTCACCAAAGTAAGTTTCTAAATGTTCTACCCAAAGATTATTTAAATCATTCATCTGTTCTATAAAAGATGTCATCATGACAACTTGATAAGTACATACTACGAAATCTGGCATACCAGTCTTTACAAACTCTTGCACAGGTTGTTGACCTGTTAAAATAGCAAACCTATCATACCTATTATTTTTACTCCACCCACTACTTGAACGAACAACATTTATAAACTTACCTTTGACATCGTTGTCAAATGAAAGTGGCATTTGGTCGTTCATAGCTATGGATGTTCTTTTGATTACTATAATTGGTAATATAATAGAACCATTCTTATCTCTTAATGTACCTCTATCTTTTACAGACTTCCATCTTTCCTCATTACCATAAAGAACAGGTACAGATATAATCTCATTCTGTTCTTTTATCTTTGGTTTCATTATATTTCGGATATGTTTTATAACAGCAGTATCAATTTCTTTTATACCAATAGAAAATCCCTTACCAGCGTTTTGACCACCTGGTTTCTTGATTACGACTTTAGGATTTCCTTTCTCACTTCTTATGCTTGTTTGAGACTCACGATTTACATTTGACTCGTATCCAGCATTTTCATTTGTTATTGGTTTAATTGCCACGGCGTAGTTTCCTTAGTTTATCTAACTTACTTTCTGAATCGTTTATATACTCTTCAGACTTTAATCCTTTGGTCGAAACTTTATCTATCGATATTTGTTTCTCAATCGGAACATCAACTGCTCCTAAAGTTATGTTCTCCTTCTCTCCATAAATATTACCTTGTTTAAGTAAATCTATTATTTCATCAAACCTATCGGCTCTTGGCTCTCCGTACAAATTTTCACTATCACTATCATCTTTTTTCACAAAGTCAACTGTTTTTTCAACTTTTACATGATGTGACCTACGAGGTTTCATCACAAGAGACTTATCTAATAATTGAACAGCCATTATCTTGGTCGTTCCTCAATATTAATTGATGATAATCTACTACGATGTGCTGTAGCTTTTATAGAATGATTAAAACTTGGATGACCACCAATAAGTTGTGGTTCTGTAACTCCGTTTATTTCCCAATACCAATCGTTCCAATCACAGATGTCACCAGCCTCAGGATAAAAATTTAGTGAACCACTAGCCAAGTTGTTTCTTTGAAACATCAAATCAATCGTAGAGTTTGTATCTACTCCTGCTTCTTGAAATTGTTCTACTTCAGGAGCATTATATCGTATCAAACAATTTACTCTAAACCCCACATTAAAATACTTTGTCGTACTTTCTCCGTATATGTTATCGTTTGTATGTTCAGGTGCTACTTTGTAAATATCAACAGACTGACCGACTATTTCGTCAATCAGTTCTTCGTTCATATGGTCAACTAAGTTTATTTCCTTTTGGGAAATAAAAAATGGTCGTGTAGCAGACATCTATTTACCCTATGTATATGTTTAACGGAGCTTTAGCCAACACTTCTCTCTGAGCGTTTGACTCTTCTGCTTCTGCTCTTAACTTTTCGGTTAAAGAAACAGAATCTAAAAATTCTTTTAACTCCTCTAATAATTGTTGTTTTTCTTCTCTACCTTCAGTCTTTAAAGCGTCACCATCCAATGTAACTTCTCCATCAGGTATCGGCATAGAACTATACTTACTTCTGATAATACCAAGTAGCTCTTTTGCAAGAGCATAAGTATACTTTCTAATCCATTGACGACCAGGTTGATTGATGGAACTATAAGTAATAAATTTATATGGAACATTAGAAGGATCTGATACACCACCTTGTAGACTAGCATTAGAATTGTTTGTATTTCTAATATCATCTTTAACGTAATATTCAAACCATATCTTTTCACCATTATCAGTATTTTGTGGTTTTGGAAATATCCTTAAGTTATTATTATGTATTTCAAAAGAGTAAGCACTCTTTCTTACCAAATCCGATGTTTCAATAGCATTTGCTCTAGCCAAATCATAAGAGATTGGTTTTAGTACAAATGATATTGCTGGAGAAACATTACCAAAACCAAAAGCATCAAGAAGTTGTCTTTGGTCAAATGTACCTGCATAAGGATCGTAGAATCTTGATACAGCTGCAGGTTGGTGATTAAATACTCTGTGAACCTCTATTCTTTTTCCACTTTCACTTGCTTCAGCCCAAACATCTTGTAAATCATAATCTTGATTTGAAGCTGATATAGTAATGTATCCTTTTTTTAAATCATAATTTTCATTTAGTCCCACCACTTGTCCATACTTATCTGATAAGGTTACAGAAGGACCAAGAGATGGTGTGACAGGATTAGCAGAACCCGTACTTAAAGAACCAGATATTCGATTCTTTTCTCCGTATTGTTCCCACATCCAATTCTTAATATTGTAATTGTTGATGTGTTGTGAGTATTCATTTACTGCTTCTTCAAAACAAGCATAGATAGAACCACTTGGTATCTCAAGTTGTAAGACAGGAAAACCAAGTCTTTGAGCACACCACTTTGTTACTGAAACAATATCAGTTTGAAAAGTAGAGTCGGCATCATAAGTTCCATATGGTGTTTGACCAGAAACAAACGATGAAGGATCTTGATAGGCATATTCTAATTTTGGCATAATGTAATTCTCCTATCTATAAATATAACTTTTTTAAAAACAAAAGGGGGAAACTAAGTCCCCCCCTTTTATTATGTATCAAGTTAATGATTAGATTTACACTAAGTCAAGTGACTTACAATGAATCAAACCATAGAACTCTGGACGGATCATCTTCTTAGCGTATCTCGTCATCACACCTTTTCTTGGTGTAAAATCACTTGGATCATATACCAATGGAGTTGTAATCAACGGAACGTAAGGACTATATACAGCACCAGTTTCTAAGAAGTTACTACCTCTAAATCCAACCAAGATTGAATTTTCGGTCATGTAAGGGTTCTTATAAACAGTGTAACGACCAGCAGCTTGACCTATCTTAGAGATACCCATACTGAATTGGTCATTTCCACCATCACCAGGCTGACTTACATATCCAGGAAGTGATTCAAGAATGGTAGCGACCTTTGGAGCAACTACTACAAAGTTAGCACCACCTCTTAGAGTCAAACGATGAATTTCGTTTGATACTTTTTGAATCTTGGATACAAGAGTCTGATACCACTCAAAACGAGTACCATAGAAAGTAGTCTCGCTGAAAGAGTTAGTAGCAGCATCAAAATCCTCACCAGCTTTTGCTGACCAGTAATCTTCTGTTACAGCGTCTGAAATCAACATGTCAAGGATTTCCAAATCAATTTCCATTGAGATGTAATCACTTAACATTGAAGTTAATTCAGCTTCTGCATCAACAGAGTGATAAGCGTTTAAGTCTTGAGCAAGCTCAGGTGACCAAACAGCTTTCAACTTACGAGTCTTAGCAACAATTGGTAAAGACCTCATTTCAAGGTTAACTTCAGGTATGTTCAACTGATTAGTTGTAGCATCACCGACTCTATCCTCAAAGTCACCACGATTACCAGCAGTTGTTTGTTGTACATAATCTACGTTAATAGATCCTGATGCATTTGCTTCTGATGAAGCAGATACAATTAATTGTACATTTGATCCAACAATCTTAGTAAGTTGTGGTATTACTTTACGAGATCCAGTCGCAGAAAAATTCCATGAACGGATTGCTTTTTCATCAGCATTACTAAAGTTACTTAGAGCAGTTGTCACTTTAAAGAATTTATGAGCAGAATTCAAAGATGCTGACACCTCTGAATTAAAATCTAAATCCTTAAAGGACGCTTGAGTTGGGCTATCAAACGTAGCAGCAACTGTAGATTGACTAATTGAATACCCATAACGACCAATACCGTAAAGTCCACCTTCTCCGAAAGGAGCAACTGAACCAGATGGTGAATTAGGTCCTTGTTTACCATGTAAGGTATCGTCAGTTCCAAATTTACCGACTGCAGTTCCATACTTGAAATCAAGATAGAACACAAGGCCGGATGGTAAATTCATAGGCTGAACTGAAACAAGTTCTTGCGCTACGATATTACCGAATACTCTTCGTACAAGTGGAAGAGCAACTCCAGACCATTCTTCGTCTCCTATACCACCACCGGCATTAGGCGAAGTTTTAGAGTTCTCAGAAATTAACTGACGAGCCTGGTTTTCTAGCAATACAGCCATACCAGATCTCTGCCATTCATTATCCATTCCTTCTAAAAGTCCAGATTTGTCCCACTTGCTAACGAGTTTCGCGCTCTCTTCTT